TTAACATGACTTTTTAACCGGTTCAATCTTTCCGCTGCCATGAAGCCCAAAGGGCGGAGAAACTGAGAAAAAGTAATAGCCCGCCAGCGGAATTAAACAACAATGTATTGCATCTGTTCCTGTTGCATAAGCCTTTTCTCTTTCCAGGTTAAACCTTTTTATACGGATGTATTCTATCTCCATAGCCTTTGGAGTTATCTCCATAAGCTTTGGAGTTATCTCCCAAGGCTATGGAGTTAACTCCAAAGGCTTGCGGAGATAGAACAAACAGGAAGAAAACCCTTAACTATCCAACGGGAAAGGTTTATAGATATGGACAAGATCTTTTCCATAGCCCCGCTTATAGATAAATCCTTTTTAAATATTTCCATAAAAAAAGCTGTACCCTCAGAAGATACAGCTTTTTTTATGTGATTCCGTTGCGATTCGAACGCAAGACCCACGCCTTAGAAGGGCTACAAGTACAATCACTTTTTATAACTGATTTACAAGCAATTATCACGCATGTCAAAAAAAACGCCGACAAACCCTTTGACAAACCCTAAATTGTCGTTGGTTATCGCATTGCGATTAATATTTTAATTCACGGCAAAATTAAAGAGGAAAAAGACAATATGAACGCCTTCCCCCTCTTTAATTACAGTTATTTAACCAAACAAGAAATATCCTCGTTATTCTCAACTTATCAGGATATAACAGAAGTCATTTTTATATCAACATTAATGCTTCTTGTATCCCGGCTTCCAGTGCTTCCTCGTAGGTGACATATACTTTATAGCCATTCCCTTTGTTTATTTCGTTCTCCATCCAGTCGCTTTCTTCTGTTGGAACATTGAAATCACAAAAAGAAAGCTTCCATCTTTTTCCAATAACAGGTTCTACATATACATACACACCTCTTATTTCACGCAGCCATTTCTGGGCGATGGATTGAGTAGGACAAGAATAGAATGATTTAGGAAGATCATTATTGGTTCGATATACGGTTTCCATTAGCTTGCCGTTATCGTTAATGATATCTTTGCAAAATTCATTAAATCCTTTCTCTTTTAGAATCTTCGCTGTTTTTAAAGTTACAAGTTCTTCGGTCATAACTATTTCTTATTTAATTCATTCAACACTTTCTGTACTAATTCATAACGTGGTAATTGCCAATCCTTCGCAATATCATCTATTTTATCGTCATAATGATTGTCGTAAACATACTGATTAAGGTTATCTATAAATCCATCATCGTCAAGTCCTTCATCGCAATCATCAAACATATCAAGTTCACAGGCTAACTTGGAACATTCACAGTGGGATACCCAGTCATAAACACGACCGTCATAAACATTGGTCTGTCTGTTGTATTTTTCTCCAACGGAAATTACTCCACCGCAAAAATTGCACCTGTGCTCTTTACGAGCGACAGGAGTTTTATCTCTTAACACTTTCATAGTTATTCTCCTTTCTTCTTTTCACATTCTTCACACTCTTCACAATGCAACTTATAAGCATGGGCAAACATTCGTAGAGTAACAGGCTCAAAGTTAAAATCCGCCTGTTTCCCTTCTATAACAACAGAAACACACAATTGTCCATCGCAAAAGTCAATATACGCTTCACCACCTCCATTTCCTTTAATGGAAAGTGTTTGTGTCTGTACGCTATTCATTATTCACCTCCTTTAATCTTTTAATTAGTGCATCAGCGCAATTAACCGCATATTTAGCGATTGCATCAG